CTGCTATCATTGATAGGGCGATCTTCAACCGCGTACAGGAAGAATTGATTAGGCGAAAAGTAAAAGCCCCTTCATCCGAAAAGAAAGCAATTACTGCAAGTGGGAAGTATTCCCGCTATGCCTTGACTGATGTCCTGATCTGTGGTGAATGCGGTACACGCTACAGGCGCGTTACCTGGTCCAGAAATGGCGTTAAACGCATCGTCTGGCGGTGTATCAGCAGGCTTGATTATGGCACGAAGTTCTGTAAGGAATCCCCGACAGTCTTCGAAGATAAGTTACAGGCAGCAGTTGTCAGAGCCATCAATTGCTTCAGCGAACAGGATAACAACACCTACAAGGCGCTTATGAAAGCCACCATCGGTGATGCAATCGGACTCAATGGTGGCACAGAAGAGGTTGACCTACTAGAAAGAAAAATCGATGCGATAAACAGCAAAATGCTACAACTCGTCAACGAGAGCGTCCAATCGGGGGAAGGTATTGAAGCACATGAAAGTGAATTCATGACTCTCTCGCAAGAAGCCGACCTCCTGAAAAGTCGTATTGCGACCATACAGGAAAGTATATCAAATGATGCGTCTATGCAGGATCGGCTAAATCAGATCCAAACCATCATAGCGGATCGAGAAGCAAACCGCATGAAATACGATGATTCTATCGTCAGGCAAATGGTTGAGTGTATCAAAGTCTATCCCGGAGGCAAACTGGAGATCATATTTGGCGGCGGATACCTTGTGGAAGAGGAACTGTGACACAGGGAGGTTCGGACAATTCTTGTCCGAACCTCCTTTGCTGATAGGGAGTAATGCGAAACTTTCAGAACAGCGAATGAGACCATCCCGAAAATTGTGTAAACCTCTGAGTTGGTGTAGAATGGAAGCACCAATTTGGAGGTTTACTATTATGAGCAGAAAGAATCGAAGCCCAGAAGAACAGGCCCGGCGCGCAAAGATCCGGGAGTTGCTGCAAATGGGCAATATCAGCAGCATGGAGGATATCCAGAACATTTTCAAGGAGACCATCGCGGAGTTCGTGGAAAATGGTCTGGAAGCGGAGTTGGATGAAGAACTGGGGTACAGCAGGTACGACTACCGAAACAAGGAGACGGACAACAGCCGGAACGGACACAGCAGCAAAACATTGCGTACCAGCTTCGGAGAAGTGGGTGTGTCCATCCCCCGGGACCGGAAGGGAGAGTTTGAGCCTCAGCTGCTGAAAAAGAACCAGACCAGCGTGAGTCAGGATATCGAGGAAAAGATCCTGTCCATGTACGCCAAGGGAATGACCACCAGCGACATAGAGAGCCATATCCGTGATATCTATGGCGTGGAGGTCTCGGATACGACCATCAGCCGGATCACAGACAAGATCCTTCCCATCGTGAAGGAGTGGCAGCAGCGACCGTTGGAGAGCGTGTATGCGGTGGTATTTCTGGATGCCATCCACTACCATGTACGCAGCGAGGGGCAGATCGTGAAGAAGGCGGTCTACATCGCCATTGGGATCAATCTGGACGGCAGGAAAGATGTGCTTGGCATGTGGGTGGGAGAAAATGAGAGCGCAAAATACTGGGCAACCATCCTGAACAGCCTGAAAAACCGTGGGATTGAGGATATTTTCATCGCCTGTACGGACAATCTGACCGGCTTTTCCGCAGCCATAGAGGCGGTGTTCCCCAGGACGGAGATCCAGAACTGCATCATCCATCAGCTGCGCAACTCCAGCAAATATGTCAGCTACAAAGACCTGAAAGCCCTGATGGCGGACCTGAAAGGAGTCTATGCCGCAGTGGATGAGCCGGCCGCTCTGGATGCTCTGGACGCCTTTGCCGAACGCTGGGACAAGAAATATCCCAGGATTTCTCAATCCTGGAGGGATAACTGGCCCAACCTGAGCACCTACTTCAGGTTCCCCCAGGAGATCCGCAGACTGATCTACACCACCAACGCCATTGAGGGCTTCAACCGTCAGCTTCGGAAGGTGACGAAATCCAAGTCCGTTTTCCCCACCGACGACAGCCTGCTGAAGATGCTGTATCTGGCTATGATGGATATTACGAAGAAATGGACGGGTCGGCGTCAGGACTGGAGCATGATCCATGCCCAGCTGGCGGTCTATTTTGCTGACAGGATGCCTGAGTAGCGGAAAACCGTCCGCATATCAAGGGTGAAATGCACGGCGGCTCACGCCGCCGCCCTTGACATGCAGCCGCTTTCCCGCTTACCATGTGGACAAGGGGCAACGGCCCCAGCCGCCCCCATAATAAAATTTTGCTCTGTTTTACACCGATATTTGGACTTTACACAAAATTTGGGATGATACCCAGCGAATCGCTTTCGGATGCATCGTCTTTTTCGTCGAATGAATCCTCATCGCCTTCGCCTTTTTCAGTATGCAGCTTACTCCATCTTAATGTGTATTTGCACTTGCGATTGTATTCAATTAACATCGCCTCAGCATAACCAAGGGAACCATTACCGCGTTCTTTCGCCGTTCTGGTCAATTGTCGAAGTGACGCAGCCCCCACTTTTTCCTTGAATGTATCATCCTTCATCTGATCCCCAAAAGCTACCACCATCCTCGCAACGCCAGTCAGGACATTACCGGTGAGAGAGTCGATGTCTCCTTCCCATGTTCCAACACACAGTCTCAATGTGCGATCAAGAACATGATAGCCGTGTTTTTTGTAAATGCGCTCCAGCGTAGCAACGGCACAGATAATACCATAGCCTTTGACCGGCCCAATGGCCAACGAATATGATTCGACCAGATCCTTAATGATAAGCTGTTGTTGGTTTCCTGCTTCAATGTTTGCCATAAATACTTCGTAGGGCTTGAGTGGACGCACATGCTTCATCTGATTAGCAAAAATATCTGCTTCGTTTCGATATTCTAGGCTATCATAAATCATGCACCATACCGGTGTCTCACGCGAACCGGATACTGCCGCTACGATTTCTATGGTGTGTTGCCCATTGAAAACATAATTGATCCCGTTGCGCCGACTGACTTTGACGGGATTGATTTGGTTTAAGTCGAAGTCTTTAATAGCATTCTCAACCTGCGCCTGTGATAGTGGCCGCTGATATTCTTGATTCGAAACCAGGTTTTTGATTGGGATTTGCTCGAAATGGACATTCGGAACAAATCGGGTGAAGTCTTCCATTAGGTGTCCTCCTTGATATCCATGAGCATATCAGATATTTTCTTTTGCAAGGAAAGCAATGCATCCTCCAGTTTAGACTTTGCTTCTGAAGAGATCGCTGAAATATCAGAATGATGGCGTGCCCGTTCAATTGAACTGACCCAAGAAGGAATCGTAAGTGTCAGGCCGGTTATTTCGGAATCTGGGTCGTAAGCTGGTGTGATTTTTATGCCAGGCACTTCGTGTGGAGGGTCTTTTTTTTGCATAAGAGCCTCTCTCTCCGCAAATTCTTTCCGTGATTCACTATAGCGTATAAATTGGCTTGGCAAACCATCCGGCTTCGCAGCAACTTTGCGCACCTCTTCTGGAGACATTCTTGACAAGGTTACGATATTTTCGTGTGAAATTTTATAGTCGCCGGCAAGCACTTTTTGTGAAAATTCCGGGTTCTCTTCGCTGATTGTATCAAGCGCCTTGGAGTAGATTGCGTATTTCTGAACAGCGCCCGTAGACACATTGTATTTCGCGCTTAACTTCTCAGCCGTTCGCCTGAAGGTTTCTCGCTCACCGCGTTCGCTACGAGGGAGTCTTTTGAACTGGTTGTTTCCGCATATATTATGACGCTTCCCAACCACTTTCTCCGCCTCATACTGCTTGCCTATTAGATATTTCCGCGTCTCTTCTGTAATATTCCGCCTGCCGAGTTGATTCGCACAGATCCACGCAGTAACATCCTCCCGGCTGGCAAATGGCATTTCTCTTACTGCATAAGGGATGTGTAAGCGATTGCAAATCTCATATCGATTGTGTCCATCAACAATTACTCCGTCCCAAACGATGATTGGTTCGCGGCACCCATCGATTTTCAGATTAATCTCTAGTTGGATATATTCTTCTTTGCGCAGCGGACGAATCAGCGTTCTAAATTCCTCATCGATCTGCAATTGCTCAAACCCCTTATTCATCCTGCTGGAGTCTCCTCTCGTTTTTCTTTAATGTGCGCATAGAGAAATAAGCGACCCGGTTGGGGAGATCTACCTCGCCGGTGAGTCGATAGCTATACCGCGGATCAAGCACACCTACCATATTGATGATGCCATTGAGCAGGGACATACTATAAAACTCCACAGACTGATATCCAGTTCGCTTTATAATATTTACTCTGTTTGCTGTACCTCCGGCCAACGGCTTGTCTGAACCCAGAACGGCGATATACATCTCCTCTGGGTTAATCAAAAATTGTATATATTTCGGATCACCGAGTTTGTGTAATGTCGCCTGATGAATGCGAAATCTCGAACGATTAAGATCAAGGGTCATACGTGCAGTGTTGTCTTTATTGCCCATCCCACATCTCCTCCTGTTTCAACCCTTCATCCGGTTTAATTTCTTCGTACAAAGCAGCATTCGAGTCATTTCCCACGGACGATATGGTATTCTCTTTAATGCCGTAAATGGCATAGCCGTCAAAAATGTTAATTTGGAGAGATTTTTGATGTTCCTTATAAGGGAGGCCGAACTGGTCTTTCCATCCATCAGGGAAAACAGGAATCCTAGAGGAGCGGGGTTTCTCCCCTTCTTTTCTGATGCGCTGATATACCTCTGTTGCAGACAGATCAAACGCAATCAGGTATTCTCCGTTTGCATGGATGACTTTTCCCAAGAGCTTATAACGGTAGTCGAGATTCCACTCCATTAAAGAACATATCTTGGCAAAGAACAGTTTGCAGGTGATTTGCTTAGGCTTTCGTTTTCCGCTTCCTGCGGTACACCAGGTAAATGCATCTCGCTCCGTTTCCGCACATGGCCGGATTGCTAAAATTTTTCGGTCACGATGTACCAAGAGCTGCACATAATCTGCATTGGGGCATTTGTTCAGGTAAGCTGTGTTGACATATACCTTGTAATTGTTGAATGTAATAGACGGCTCAAATGTATGGGCAAAAAACTCTCGGCGTACCACTTGGTAGCCTTCAAAGTCAAATTCCCCATCAACTTCAATGACATCACCTGGGGCATCAGGATCAATTTCCGAAGGAGAGATTTCTTCTGCAATCAAAGGGATTGATGTTTCATCGTTGATGTGGCCACTCTTCATGTCCTGCAGCATCTGCTCGAGGATGGTTCTATTCTCAATATCCATTGGGTCCCTCCTAAACTACTTTACGATTGTTTTGGGTCTAGAGATTTCAGCCACAACCAGGCAACTTTTGCCAAAAGGCACTTGGCTCGTCATAGCTACACTGGTTTTTTACGAAATATCTCCCTACAACAATTGGCTGGACAGACCCACATAATCCTGCTATAATGGAATGCGATCGGGGTGTTGCGCAGTTGGTAGCGCGCCTGCTTTGGGAGCAGGAGGTCCAGAGTTCGAGTCTCTGCACTCCGACCAGCGCCGTGTTTTCTTTGTGAAAACACGGCCTTTTTTGTTTCTTTTGCTGAAATCTGGCAACATTTACTCGTTAATGTGACTGCCCTCGAAGCTTTGAACTGGATAGAGATTTACTTGATTGTTCTGAATGATGTTGACATTCACATTAAATTGGGCATTAATAAACACGCTAATTTTGTCTGCGGCATTACGCCGCATTTCTTCTGTCACATGCGTATAGGTATCTAGGGTAAATGCCGAACTGGTATGACCAAGCATTGCAGATACAGTTTTCACGTCAACTCCATTTTGGATTGCAATGGTTGCGAATGTATGCCTCAAGTCATGAAATCTGACTGCTCGATCAGCCCCTATTGCATCGAGAATTTTCTTATGGATTCGGTACATAGAGTCAGGTGCCCAGTATCCATTGGTGCGGGGAGAACAGAACATCAGAGGGCTTTCTGGGTGCAACTCATGTTCCTCAATTAATGCTTCAACCGTTTGCTCTGGTAGCATGATGACCCGGATGGATTTTTGGGTTTTGGGCTCCGAAACAACAAGCTCTCCTTTGATTCGTCCCAGCTGCTTACTAACTTTCAGTGTCCTAGCATTTACATCCAAGTCGCTCCAAAGCAAGGCCAACAACTCTCCTCTTCTAAGGCCGCTGGTCAATTCCAAAAGAAACATCGCATACACACCTTGACGCCTTGCTTCGTCCAAGTACGCTCCGATTTTTTCTGTTGGCAGTGTATTCATTTCGCGTCTCTCCTTTTTGGGGACTTTGCAGTTCTCACAAGGATTAAACGGTATTAGTCGGTCACGTGTTGCTTGTTGCAGGCAACTATTAAGCACCATGTGAACATGTTGGACTGTGCTTGATGCAAGTGGCTCGTAGCTTCTTTCCCCGTTCGTGGCCAGTCGCCCACGCTTTCTTAATTCGTTATACATCTGCTGTACATGCATGGATGTCAGCTTTCGTAGCAGTACATTGCCAAGCATCGGAACGACATGATTCTCAATAATATTGTTATACGAATCATAGGTAGTTGGTCGAATATTTGGGGCGCAGTATGTTTTAAACCAATATCTTAACCACGCTGCAAGTGTTTGGTCACCACTACCTTTACCCATGCGGTAATACGGCCCTGTATTCTCCCGTATCGCTTTTGCCAATAATGCTGAACACTCTGTTTTTGATTTCGAATACACGGACTTCACGATTCGCTTACCCGTCAACAAATCATATCCAGCAACATACCGGCCTTCCCAACGGCCATCGTGTCGTATCCGTAGGCACCCTTCTCCTCTAGTTCTCATCCATCGTCCTCACAAGATCAATCGCCCTGTCACTGACCATCTTATCGATCCACAGCAAGAACTGCTGTTTATTCACATACACGCGTTGGCCGACCACTCTGCGTGGAAAATCCTCTCTATCAAGCAGGTGATAGGCTTTAGATAGACTACAGCCTAGTGTACGTCCGACCAATGCCATATTCAGGACTTCGGGCAAATCATCATAGGATGTGATCCTATTTATCCTTGTTTCTCTTTTCATACGAAATGCCTCGGATCTGTGTAGAATAGGGCCTCTTTCTCGGCTGTCTGTGTTTCTATCCAAGCAAGAAACTTATCTCTGGGAATAAAAACTCGTTTGCCAATT